CCCGTACGTACCCGTCATTTGCGGGAACAACCAATTCAAAATCTGCCAATTATAATAGAAGGCGGTCCTAAATCGTCATTTCCACTGAAAGCTACGTCTCCCCCCAGTAGGAGGAGTTCACAGACAGTGAATCGAATGAAGAACCTTGTTGTTAAAGGGAATCCTTCTACTTGGGACCTTAGACCGTTCGTGGGGCCTTTGGTTTGGGAGATGGGTTGACTAAGCCAACGACGCATTTGTCACAACCGTAAAGACATCGATTGTGTTCAGAAATGCAAGTGTCGCTGGCGCATCAACAGTCTTTGCGCTGTTCACAGGTACACTGAAACCATCCACGGGAGAAATCTGACAACTAGTGACTGGAATGTCTTGAGTTGTAGCATCCGTGTACGTGACCGTAACAAATTGCAAAGAAGAAGAAGCTATGCCTGCAGAAACAGGAGACACAGCTAGAGGTGGCGTGTACGTAACCGGAAGAGCAACAAGAGTGCCGCCAGTCGCAGAAACGTCAGTAACGCCAGAGAAGTCTACTTCCACGGAAGACCCAGTCGGAAGAGCGATTGGATCACTCTGCAGATTGCGAATATCACACATTGGTGGTGGACCAACCATGAAGTAGAAAGAAAAGTCATCACCTGCTGCTTCATACACTTGCGAAGTCTGGGTATCTCCACCATAGTTTGCGTTATTGCGGCATCGCAGAAACGTACGCACGTCACCAAGGACAGGAACTTGCGTAGAATTTACGACGTCACCACGCACACCACGGTAAAATGGAGACCGGATTTCGAAAGCATTTGAAACCTGTTGAAGCTGCGAAAACACCGGTTGCCCGATGGTTCTATTCGCTGGAACAACAACTTGATCAGTAAGATCTTCGTCGTAGTCCAGAAATGAATCAGCAACTACACCAGGAGTGTAGGGAATGACTTTGAGCTGAGAGGAACCGTTATAAAAACGGTAAAGGAGAGAAACCGCGTAAAAAGGAGTAGGAAATACGCGATCGGAAAAATTTAGACGAGACATTTCTCTCGCCCCACTGGAAGAATTCTCAGCCATGTGACGAGTTCTCAAACCAACAAAATTTGCATCTTGTGATAAATCACAAAGATGCCCAAATCGCTTGATGAGAGCACGCAATGACGTAAAATATTCACCAGTGGTTTGAGCTGTAACATCTCGAGAAGTATGGGAAGGAACAAGCATGCTTTCCGCAGAGGGAATAACCACAGCGCCAATGTCTGATTGGGCATACCGAGATTGGAAGCCAGGAGCCAAATTCAGCCGCGGACGGCCCAACTGATAGTCGTTTCCAGCACTATGTGCAACGTAGAACGTAATGTCCGACGCAACAGTAGGAGGTGAAGACATATCAATCAATGAATATATGGCAATGCATCCAGTCTTGGTGTCCAACGTTGTGGCATCGGGACCAGGGTTACTTTCATTAGTGGATCGCTTGTATGTTTCTCGCCATGGAGTATTACTGAAGAAAGGAACAGATAGCTTGAGAGTAGAAACTTCCTTTAGATCATACACACCAATGTAATTGGTGGAAAGAAGAGTGCCAAGGGTTGGAGGCACTTCGTCTAAGTTGGTTTCTGGGAGGAAAACGACAGCAAACCTACCCAAGTGGTACCCCGTCTTCACTACCATAATATCATAATTAATGGCGCCACGCCAAAAGCTGGCCAACATGCTGGCATAGGCAAAAGAGCCCATGTACATGGTAGCACTATCCTCGGCATTGCCATACTGATATTGTGATAATGGAGAGACTTCCCACTTGAGCATAAGCTTATTGCCAGAGAAAGCTTCTTGTGAAATTGTTTGAGCGTGAAAATAGTTAGGACGACCAAGAACGTAAGAAAGAGCCATCTCATCCTTATCTTCAGGAATGAAAGAAGATCCGTCAATGCCATTGTCCTGCAGCAAAGCAAGAGTAACAGCGTCATCTTGACCTTCAGTGTGAATAAGTGCACTCGTTGGCTTTAGAACGCACTTAGGTTGTATAGACACTGGCTTAGACCACCCAAAAGTGGTAGCGAGATTGCCCACGGTCCGCGAGACCCAACCCACTGTAGACGCAATCTGACCCAACACTGGCACTCCCGAGAGAGCGTCAGAAATAAGTGAGACAGTGTGCGCAACAGTAGACACTGGTCCAGCAGTAGATGATTCACCCGAATCAGTAGCAGCAACAGGAGCAACGTCAGCCTGAGCAACACGCATGCCTTGACTTTCCAATCGTTTGATGTCAAAGGCATTGCGAGCCGCAGAAATGACGTCGTTGTGTGTTGGCACTTTGTAATCAGGGTTAACAAACCGAGCAAAGACAGTGTACTTAACCTTTTCTTCCACACCAGTACCCCGAAGAGAAGAAAAGACATAGAGGAAAATAGTTCCGAATTGATTGTCAGAATTATTGAGGTCAAACATGTCATAGATGTTAGCATAAGGAATAGTAAGTTTAAGCGAATTACTTTCTTCTAAACTGATAATTTTGTATGGGCACGACGTTTGGGACGCCAAGAACCGCGTACCTTTTCGCCTAAAATCACCCACTTTGGAAATATACGGATTGTGGACAGCCATAAGGGCTCCTTGCAAAAATGGTTGAGCGTTTACTTTTACTTCGAATTCAATATCTGATTTAAAATACTGGTAATTTTTGAGTTTATCTACTGTAATAGGCGAAGCGTTAAAAATAGCTTGAGGAAAATCAAATTTTTGCAAAAAGTTAGGTGTATCTGCATCGAAATCAGTAGGTGTGATCTGAATAGGAATGGGTGGATCAGAAGAATTCCACTCAAAAGTGCCCAAGTTCACTGGACGAGTGAGAATAGAAGAAATGTCGTGATGCGTTGTATCGTTAAGTGCAAGTTGCGTGACGGTAGAAGGCATAGGGACAGATCCGACAGATGCTTGAATATCTGTAAGTAAGTTTCCACGAGTGGAATCTATGTTCATTGTGTTTTCACCTGTGTGAGAAAATTGTTCTGGAGTATTAGAGTTAGCAGTCATGAATACGACGGGAGTTAATGACTATTCATCCCGAAGGGAGGAGCTGTATCACCAGAGCACAGCCACACTCTGTAGTCGAAGCGGCGTTACCATGCGATTATCCTCATTTTCGCACGACAGGGGTCCCTCTTCTTGGCTACCATTGAGGAGCGTAGTCCACCAATGCCAGCTCACGCAATGAATGCGCAAGCAGCGATTGCTGTTCCACATAGGTTGGTACACGCAAAGTTATTCCAACCTTCCGCAACTCCTCACGTATACGACCGCCATAGTTTTCGTACACGTTGCGGGGGTGTTGAGCGAGTTCCGAAAGAGCCATCGTACAATTCTCAACCGTCGCTGCGCGCGTCGCCTTTCCGCGAATCCAGTTCGTAATCTCAAGGATGTTTTCAATATCCATGGGACACGCCCAGGTTGCGTCAGGTTGCTGCACGAAGCGGCGTTTGAGAAAGGTTACATCCTCTAGTGCCTTGAAGGGCAGAGCCGTGCCAGATTTGGTTTCATCAGTATAGGTTAAACCCATGGAAGCCAATGCCGCGGTTATTGTTTGCTGGTTAAACCAGCCGACAATACGCCGCGAAATCGACTTCACATCGTCATCACCGTATATGATTTCAGCCACATTGTCACGGTAGTCACAATAGAGGGGAAGTCCGTTCCGTTGTTTCAGGGTCAGGTAGGCCATACGCATTACAATTGCGTTGAAAATGGAATTGATGATCACTGTGAGTGGATTACCAGATGGTTGAGAGTGAGTCTGACGAATTACTTCGCCACGAACCAGGACGTCCGCATTACAAATGTGTTCCCACAAAGTGCTGCGGATGAGCTGGTTTTCGTCTGAGTCACCATACCATTCGTTAATCTTATCACAAATTTTGACAAGGATTTGCAGGAGCAAAGAACCGTCAAAATTTGAGAAATCTCCAGCGACCATGTTGTTCCCTTTCCGAAGCAAATGCTCTGCGATGCGGGTCCATTCAAGAGAGATAGGATTGACACCGACCGCAATACCATTCGAAATTCTGCCTTTCATGACATGAGCGGAGAAGTCTAAGAAGTAGCGACGAATTGCAATAACCAAGTGCTGAGGGCATGCCTCAAATACTCGGGTCTTGCACGCGTCAACCTTCGCGTGTGGGCGCTTCTCATCCTTCAACGTTGCCAGAGAGATAGCATTTCCTCGAATGCCATTACGTGCGTCGTCAATCAGGTCGTCAGTATCCTTTCGCAATTCAGCGTTGTCAGTGATATATGTTTCGTCGTGTCCTAGCCAGTGCGTCTTACCTTTTGATGGGTTGTCAAGATTGTACGGATAGCCAGGTGAAGTGGTTCGGTTGATAGGTCGAATGTATGGATCTTCTGGATCGCCGACAATAGCTTCCTCGTGTGTAAACACACGTGGTTCATCCTTGCGTCCGATGGCGTCAAACACATCAGCAGCAGCTATTTCGAGCAGAGTAGAATCAACCCAAGTCTGTGGGTTGAGAACTTTGGCAATGCCTTTCGCCATGGGATCCACTCTTTCTCCATTGATGTATGTAGGTGTAAGATGTGCTGGGCGCGTGATATGTGGTTGAATTTTGTCAAAGATAGCTGAAGGATTGAGCTGAGTAGCAACAGGAGCTAGAGGTGCTTTGGCGACGCCAACTGCAAGGCAATCACCTGCGTGCACAAGAGAAGGAACAACTGTTGTGTCAACAAACGATTGACTGTAAGGAAGTCTACCGTCTATTATGTAAGAAGCAGGAATGCCATGAGTGGCAGTGTGTTCAGCAAGAGAAGATTCAAGAAATTGGCGAGTAGTGAGAGCACCAAGAGCGAGTACATTTTTGCCACCTGCAACATGAATGCCAATCAGTTTAGAATGTACCAGGCGATTTGCAATTGTCAGAAGCGCACCACACATGCCATTCTTTGTCTCCAGATCATACTCTACATGTGTTCCAATTTCAAGCAAGCATTCGCATGCACCACCGGACACAGGGCACACACCAGCATGTAGATGATAGTTGACAGTTTTAGTGTTTACTTGAAATTTGTGAGCGTACTTTTGCTGAACGATTGTCTTGCCTTCATGTTCATAGAATCCAGCAAAGATGAGTTCTCCTTCCGGAAGCCGGTCTACATCTTCAGCATCTACAAATTTAGAAAGAATGCGGGGTCTGTTAGGAACACAAGGGGGAAAAGTGACAAGACAAAGATCAACGGGACTTCCATCCAGCCGCTTGAGTTTAGAAATACTACATTCAGTAATAGGAACACGAATTGAATTGTCGGTAGCATAAGGATTACGAATGATGAGATATTTAACAGGCTTATCGCGCGGTGGTGAAAGAATTGTGTGAGCTGTAGTCATCATGGTGCGCCCCACAAGAAAAACCCCGTTACTCCTACTGCAAATTCCATCTTCATCAGCAGCCTGAATCCACACAGAGTTGCGGAGAAGAACGTGTGTGGTTTGATCTACCTGTACCTGATCTCTCTGTGCGTAACGTTGAGCACCAATTTCCATGTCTGTTTTGCACGTGATAACCCCACAATTTTGAGCTAATCGCCCGGAAGTGACTCCGTGTGGTTGAGTTTCGTACACACGTTGGGCGATGACTCGAGCAGGCGGCATGCGTGGTTGATTTTCATAGACACGCTGTGCATGGAGATCTTCCGACATGCAGTGATCGGCATCGCGTTGTAGTTTGGCAAGGTGGTCAGAGGACATATAGCGCAAGAGTATCTTCCTAACATCTTCGTGTGCAGTGCGTTGTAAGAAATAGCGAATCATGTTTCCAGAACGTGGGTATTGTAGAATAGTACAACCTTTACAAGATTGACAGGGAGAGATTTGGTCAGAAGGACCTTGATTGAAGGAACACCAGGTTGATGCACGGTTGAAGAAGCCGTCAACATACTGTGAAAGCCATCGTGAAGCGAAATGAGTTGCGGTTGCGAGTAGAACAGAAACTATAGCAGGTCTCACGGCAGAGGGAAGATAAGATTTGATAGTTCCAGCAGCAGTTTCCAGGAAAGATAGAATAAATGATGCAATAGAGGAGAAAGGGCTACTAACGTTAGCTTTGAGTTTAGCGAAAGCTGCAGCAATGTGGTCTGAACACTCCTTCTTCTTCTCGGCAAACTTATCTTTCAACTCCTTGACAGTTGCCGACATCTGTGCAAACCCAGCACCGAACAAACCACAAGCTTCCTTGTAATCGTCCGGGTCTGGCTTTGCAGCAAGATCGTCCATACCACTGGCACAAGCTGCAACAAATTTTTCTGGACAGAAGATACGATCAAACTTGACCATCACCTCACTCACACTTTCCTTCTCTGTCTCAACTGCGAGTCCAGCTTGCTTCCGAATTGCCTCGTCCATCCGCTTTTCGCCTTCATCATGAATTTCCTGTATCTCGAGGATATATTTCCACAGATCCTCGAAATCCAATCCTTTCTTCTTAGGGACGGGTGAGACAGATGTACTACCAGTAGCCTGATTGTAAGCAACAGTATAGATATCAAAGCGATAGTGTTCAGTGAAGAGAGCATCTAGTTCTTTTACAGTGCAGCCTTTCTTTTCAGCAATAGTGCGTTTGTCGAATTTGTAGATGGGAGATCCATCCTTAGCAGTCCCGGACACCACACCATAGCTTGGGTCGATCGAACACTCCACATACATATTGAAGCGCCGATAAATAGCACTTGGATCGACAAGAGACCTAACAATTGGGTACTGCAAATTTGAAGAAGCTAAAACAAACTGAGAAGTAAAGAAATCCTGACCTTTGGATTGAAGAGCTGCCATATTCAGAGGATATTGTGCGGTGTTGACCATGCCGATGATTTCATGAAATTCCTCAACTGGGGCCACTTGCGAGTCTACTGCGTTAGCAAAATCATCAAGAAGAACTATAGGTTGCCCTGTGTATCCCTCCCAATATTTCGTTTTTGCATTTCGAGTGAACGCGCAGTTTCCGTAATCTGTACCTTTATCTTTCAAAAAGTGTTTGAAAATGCGCGCTTTTATGACTTCCGTGGCAACACTCTTTCCAACACCTGCCTGGCCGTAGAAGAAGAGAGAAAGAGGACTCTGTCGAGTAGCAACTTTGCGAGCGGGACTAACAGTTGCCTCGTGGACTTGATCAGCAATGGATTTTTGAATACTACCTATAAATGTGATATTTGGTCTAGAAGCTGTCCTAATTGCTTTTGTGTAACATTCCTGCAAACGGTCATTAACTGTGAGAATTTGGTTAGCAACCTGACGCGAATCTTTGATAATTTGCTTGTCTAATGAAGTGATGATTTGTGACGCTGCATACAAGTTTTCAATATCGGGATATTCTTGAATGAATTTGTAATCTTCTGCAGAGAGGCCGTAAACGGTCGTGTAATAAATTTCTTCAAGAAAAGAGCGCAGCCAATCGAATAAGTCTTTTACAGAGCGAAAGCCCTGAGCTGCGCGCCCTACGTTTGCGAAGTGTCGAGTCATTTCTGTTGGAGTAGGAATAGTGCCCACGCACAAAAGAGAAAACACACCGCATAGAAAAGAGAGAAAACCAGTAAAAGGAAGCATGTGCGGAGAGTCTAACACTGTGTCGAACATGTCGGTGACAAGACTCTGCCCCACTCTCCCTTCCTCGGTCTCGCCGAATGCAACGCCACCTAGGGAAAAATTTGGCACAAGTGACATAAGAGAATCCATAGTAATGTTCAATTGACGAGCTAAGTTCAAGCAATGAATAGTGGCGATGAAAAGTTGCTGTTGAAGAATAGCAGTTGCAATAGAAATAAGAGAAACGATGATAGCAATAAAGTCACAGTCGACAGGAATAGAAAAGAGAGAACGAATCTCCTCGCTTGATTTCGTGAGACTTTCAAGGAGGCGTTGGAGCATAGTGAGAGTAGGCTCAACTTGGTTGAGAGCCGAAGAAGCTTTCGCTCCGTTGACCACCAAAGCGGCGGTAGTACCCACACCTGGGCACACTGCATTGGCTGCCATATAAGCGCCTGCTTTCACTGCTTCCACTGCAGTTTTCTCTGTGAACATATTGGAGGCATCTTCCACCAATTTGTGAGCGATATCACCAACACCCTGAGCACATCGCTTCTCAAGCGCTTCTTGCTTGCGTTTCTGATTGCGCGTTCTTTTCTCCAGTTCAATTGCGCGCTGGACCTTGTTATTGTACTTCTTCTCCTTCTTCTTACAGACACGGAGCATTTTCATAAGGTCCACTATTTGTTCATGCTGGTACTCAATTTCCTCTTCAGGAGTACGTGTGCGAACAGGGCCTGGATTTGTTTCCACATCTCCGGCCAACATAAGCAGGAACGAGCGATCGACATCTGCTGTGTACACGTCCTTCTTTCTATAGTGCTTGATCACGCACCCGTTTGTAAAGCGTACCACGCGACCAATTTCATAGCTTGGCTCAGCGCTAGGACAAGCGATGCCATATGGCATAGAAAGTTCTTTCTCAAAAAGGAAGAATGAATAGTCAAATGTAGGAGCGTAGCCAGGAGAGTCCCGAAATTGCTGTGACTCTGTATGCTTCTGGAAAAGAGACTGATCATTTTCCACTACCCGAAATTTCTCGTTAGAATGAAATTTAATCCAATGATCGTAATACTCTGCATCGGGTTTCCAAGTTTCATACAGGACAAAGAGAGAATGCCAATCACGAATGTCATTGGCAAGAGGATAGTTATGATAGCGAAGCAATCGCACGAAAGCAAGATCTTCGCGCGTAAGACAGTCTAAATTAGTATTACACATCAAAATTTTCAGCGCACATTTCTCACCAAGAGAACGCCGTACATGAGCATTTTTGGGATCTACATAGCGATTAATTAAATTCTTAATGATTTTACACGCGGTAAAATCATAGAATTCATCAACGCCAAAATTTTCTCCTATTGGCAGTGAATCGCTTGATACGCTCATTTCGAATATGCGTTTAAGCTCGTACAAATCTGAGTTCACAGTACTCTCGGACTGGGTTGCTTGCTTCTGGACAAGCGTGTCATCCTTATAGGCTGGAGACTGCCCCTCGGCGTTAGTTGTATTCATCATGAAAGGGGGGTGCCATCATTTAAGCAAGTTACAGGCGCTCTTCTTGTTGTCCCATGGCTATACCATGCTCGGACAGAGAAAACTAAAGTGAATCCAAATCTGCATATATCTCAACGCAGGTATCGGCTTTAGTTAGCTCAGGAGTGAGCATTTTAGTCCTAGAAACACCGTTGCAGCGACGTTAGCTTCTTTCCTATTTTTATCCCAATAAAGGGCGGCTAATACTAGGTACGCCGGGAAAGTTACTACTCTTTATCAACTACAACAAGGAAAAACTCCTATTCAGTGAAACTAGGAAAATAGTAGTAGGGGAAAATACAATGCCACACATAGTGCATGCCAATCAGTGCGTGCGTCTGACACACAGAATGCTTAGGCAAGGTTAAATATTGCTCGGAGAGAAAAGGAGCACAATTATATCCGTCAAAGACTTAGACCGTTCCAAGTGGGGACAGCCACTTGTAGACCAGGTTTTACAAAGTCAATGAGTTCAATAATTGCGCGGGGTTTT